AGATACAAGTAAAAGAATTATACAATTACATAAGGGTTACCAAGGTTATACAAAAAGATGTTACTCATCTGTAATACTGTCTGAAATAGAAAAAAGAGATAACGGACAAAAGATAAATAACTTTAAAAAACAGATGGGAGACAATGAGTTTAGTACAAACGAATAAACCGAATGCAGCTGATGCAATTAGAAATGATTTTGATGCAGTACAAAAGATAAAAAATAAAACATGGAAGATTTATGGTCCTCCAGGTACAGGTAAAACACATACATTATTAAATATAATTAAATATGGAATTGGTAAATTACATAAGGTGCCAGAATATATTGCATACTGTTCTTTTACTAGAGCTGCAGCTAAGGAAGGTATGGATAGAATATTAAAAGCTTTTCCAAATAAGTATAAAGAAGATTCATTTGAGTTATTTAAAACAATTCATGCGATGTGCTTGTCCAGGACAAGAGATTCTTCATTAGAAATTATAGATGAGAATAAGCATTTACCTGCATTTAGTTATTTAGAAAGAGGGGAAGAAGTACAATTAAAAGTAGGTAAGGATGAAGATGGTAAGGTTGCTATTAAAAACTACCCTATTGAGATATACGAGAGAGCTAGAAATTGCAAATTAACTTTGAAAGAAGCTTATGATGCTGATAACTCTATGAACAAAACACCTCACTGGGGAGATTTAGTAGACATAGTAGACAACTGGGTTAAGTTTAAAGAAGGTTTCTTTATGGACTTTACAGACATGATTGAAGACTTTTTAATTAAAGATTATTCATTCAAGGTAGATTATTTTATAGTAGACGAAGCACAAGATTTAACACCCTTGCAATGGGATTTTGTATATTTAATGGCTAGTAAAGCAGATACAGTTATTATTGCAGGGGATGATGATCAAGCTATTCATGAATGGAATGGTGCAAGTGTTGAGGAGTTTTTAAACTTTCCAGGAAGAACTAAGGTATTACATAAATCTAGAAGACTACCATCAAAGGTTTTAGAGTTTTCTAAAAACATAACTGACCAGATACAATTAAGACAGCCAAAAGATTATATTGCTACAGGTTCTAAAGGTTACATACAAACAAACAACTTTACTTTAAAACATATAAACTTTAATGAGCATATAGATGATACCTGGATGGTATTAGCTAGGACCTTAACAGAATTAAAAGAGTTAAGAGCTTATGCTAAAGATATGGGACTATTCTTTAAGACATCATCTGGTTATCCATCTGTGAATGCTACCCATTGGAAAGCTATTGAGATATGGGATAAGTTAATGAAAGACGAAGAGATTGGTATTCAAGAAGTTGGATTGGTTTATTCTTATATTAGAAACATACAACATGGTTGGAGAAAAACAGATAACAAGAGATGGTCAAAGATAACTAAAGATAAGTTTAACTATAGATATTTACATCTTAACTGTGGACTACAAGAGGAACAGGGATCATGGACAACGGCACTAGATATAGACATTCACAATAAAAATTATATAAATAAGTTACTTGAGAGAGGAGTTAAGTCCGATAGTGTACCTAAAATTACTATCGATAAGATTCATCAAGTGAAGGGAAAAGAGGCGGATCACGTAGTTATTTGGGAACAATGTCCTAAAATATGTACTTTACAAGATAAAAATAGTAGAGAAAGAGACGCCGAATTAAGAGTTTGGTATGTAGCTGTAACAAGAGCTAAAAAAGGTGTGCATATAATTCAACCAAATAAACCATATGGACATCACATGCCATTAACAGCAATAGGATACGGGAGATATAGAATATGACAACTAAAAATATGTTTGATGAAGCATTTCCACAAGATAAACAGATTGGCGGGAATCACTACAAAGACTTTACGATTCAACCTTATGAATTTATTTCAAAAAATAATTTATCATTTTTTCAGGGGAACGTTGTGAAATATGTTTGTAGATATTTAAACAAAAATGGTATAGAAGACTTAGAAAAAATTAAACATTATTGTGAGTTAGAAATAAAAAAAATGAGGGATACTAATGCAAAGAAGAAAAAATAAATGTCGTATCAAATTAGTGTAATCATGAAAAATACTGAATGGGTAACACCAAGTGAGTTTCCAGATTTATCTGAAGAATCTGAAATAGCAATTGACTTAGAGACTAGAGACGAAAACATGAAAAAGCTTGGCACAGGCTGGGCTAGACATGACGGAGAGATTGTAGGTATTGCAGTCGCTGCAGGTTCATTTAAAGGATACTATCCTATTAATCATCAAGGTGGTGGTAATTTACCTAGAGGTAAAGTCATTGCATGGTTTCAATCAGTTTTAAAAACAAATGCAGATAAAATATTTCACAATGCACAATACGATTTAGGTTGGATTAGAGCACAGGGTTGGGAAGTTAAAGGTAGAATTATTGATACCATGATTGCTGCAGCATTAATTGATGAGAATAGATTTAGTTATTCATTAAATGCATTAGGTTTTGATTATCTTGGAGAAATTAAAGCAGAGGATGAGCTAAAAGAAGCCGCTGCCCAAAGAGGTCTAGATGCTAAAGCTGAATTATGGAAATTACCCGCTATGGACGTGGGTTTTTACGCAGAACAAGATGCTGCACTTACCCTAAAATTATGGAATTATTTTAAGCCTACATTAGTAAAAGAAAATTTATTAAATGTTTGGCAACTAGAAATGGAGCTATTGCCTATACTTATAGGTATGAGAGAGACAGGTATAAGAGTAGATATAGATAAAGCGGAGATTTTGAAAAAGACTTTATTAGCTAAAGAATTAGAATTAATGAAGAAGATCAAAGGTTTAACAGGCCAAGATGTCGAGATATGGGCAGCACGGTCAGTGGCTAAAGCTTTTGATCAGCAAAAAATTAAGTATGATGTTACTGAAAAATCTAAGGCACCTTCTTTTACAACTAATTGGTTGGAGAATTGCAATCACCCCCTCGCAAGGTATATAAAGGACGCCAGAGAAATAAATAAATTACATTCAACGTTTATTGACTCCATATTAAAATACGAACACAAAGGTAGAATACATGCAGAAATTAATCAACTTCGCTCTGACATGGGTGGGACTGTCTCTGGCCGTCTCTCTATGGCTAATCCTAATCTTCAACAAGTACCTGCCAGGAGCAAGGAGTATGGCAGACTTATTAGAGGCCTCTTCTTACCAGAAAAGGGATGCAAGTGGGGAAGTTTTGACTATTCACAGCAAGAACCAAGACTTGTTGTACATTACGCAGCCACAACAGATAAAGCACTAGGTGGTTTACAAGGATCACAACAACTTATAGATGCCTATCAAAATGATGACGCGGACTTTCATCAGACCGTAGCATCAATGGCTGGAATACCAAGATCACAGGCTAAAACTATTAACTTAGGAATATTTTATGGTATGGGTTCTGGAAAATTATCTAAACAATTAGGTATATCATTTGAAGAAGCGAAAGCATTGTTAAAAGAATATGATGCCAAGGTACCTTTTGTTAAACAATTAGCAAACAGAGTAATGCAACAAGCAGAGAAGTCTGGATCAATTAAAACTTTGTTAGGACGTAAGTGTAGATTTGATAAATGGGAGCCAAAGTCTTTTGGTTTACATAAGGCTATGACTGAAAAAGAATATATTGCAGAGTATGGTAGTTTAAATTCTGCTAGAAGAGCCTTTACATACAAAGCATTAAATAGATTAATACAAGGTAGTGCAGCTGACCAAGTCAAAGCAGCAATGATTAATTGTGATAAGCATGGTCACGTACCTATGCTACAGATTCACGATGAGTTATGTTTCAGTGTAGAAACAGAAGAAGATGAAGCAGGTATAGAAAAGGCCATGGTTAATAATCCTGCAGTAGACCTAGTGGTACCGTCTAAAGTAGACAAAGCTTTAGGTGATGATTGGGGAGAAGCTACGTAATGTTTGATAAAAAAATTGCTTGGCCTAAGTACCAACTTATAGCTAAACGAATTAAAGTATTTCCAATAAATGAAATTAAAACACATCCCACGCACAACGAACACAAACAATTAATTCAAAAAGATATAGACAAGAATGGATTTTTAAATCCTCCTGTCATTCGTGCATTTGATAAATGGTGTGTTAGTGGTAACCATACCTTAACTCTCATGAGCAAAGAATACGATCATTGTATTTGTTATGAAGCAATGAATACTAATGAAGAAAAATTTTTATCTAGAATAAATAAATTAGTGTGGGAAAAAATAAAAAAGGGCGAAGAAATTCGTGACTTTGAGTTCATTTTTAATGATTCAAAGTTAAGTGCACTAATAGACTCGTGCAGAGTATTGCTAGAACCTTAATTATCCAGCAAAAGAGTGGTTTTCACCATTCTTCATATTAACGTTAGCATATCTAACGCTATCTTCTTTTAACTGTCTGACAACTGTTTTCAATTGATCTTGTATTGAAGCCATCTCTACAGTTACGTATCCGCCGTTTTCTAAGAAAGCTCTATTCCACTTATTCTCAAGCTCAAGCTTCTTGGCGAACAGTTTGTTGGGTTGTAACATTAGCTACCTCCTCATATGTTATAAAGCAGTAATCAGGCCTGTACATTGACTCATCACCTACAGGATGTAACGACCCCGCTTTAACTTTATTAACGAAGTCCATACCCGCCGCATCTACGTCTGCTGCTGAGATTGTGTTATCCCAGTACTTTCCAGCATATCTGACTTGGATACGATATGTCTTCATAAGATATTATAGTGTATATCTAGCCCTTTTTCAAGACTTCCATCGGGCTTGACAGGATCTGTATGAAAACAAGAAATTTGCATTGTTAAGATGGGTATTTTATTTTCGTCCATTTTATTTTTGATTTTTTGAGCTTTAGTATTAGCAGCTTTTTTACATTCTTCAAGCGTTTTATGATATACCATTGGGCTGTCCCAAAAGTTTACGCACTTTTGACCAAGCGAATCGGATAGATCCACGACACA